GTGATAGTCCAGGAGCGTGACGGCAGCAGAGCCAACCACGTCTCGCACGCGACCTTGCTAGCACCGTAGGCGTCTACCATGGTCCAGTCCATGCCATCGGTGTTCTCGGTGATGGGCGGTTTTACCCAGCCGTCAAGTGAGCGGTTAGGTCCGAACCCGTACATGGCGCCGCTCGACGTGTAGACCAAGCGCCGCACTTTGGCGTCCGCCATGGCCTCGACGAGCTTGGCCGTGCCAATGATGTTCAGTCGCGTGAACTCTTGCGCCGGGATGGTAGTCTTGTAGTGCGGCCATGCTGCCAGATGCACTACTGCGTCACAACCGGCCAGCCGTGCTACCAGGTCGTCATGGTTGAACAAGTCGCCGCCGCTTTTCACGTCACACCCGACCACCTCGTGCCCTGCCGCTCCGAGCGCCGGAATCAGCCACGACGCGAAGAACCCGTCCGAACCCGTTACGAGTAACCTCATGCTGCCCCCTCTTCCACTAGCGTGCTCTCCCGGAGCACTTGCGCCAAGTCGATACATATTCCCGTCGCTGGTCATGATGCCGCCTCTAGTCTCGTCTTCCAGTACTTCATCTCTCGCTTGCTCAACCACGGCGTGTCATTGTACGCTTGCGCCATTTGCGGCCCACTCTCTGGCGGCTCAACGCCCCAACCTTCTGCCATGGCTAAATCGTACATCTCAGTGCCCGGCACCGGCGTGCAGATGGTCACTTGTCGCCATTGCACGAGATCCTCTGCGCACGCCTTGCGTATCTGCGCTTCGGTGTGTGCCAGGTCGGGCTTGGACTCCTGGTAGTTGCCCACCATGAGAAACAACCAGTTGCCGATACCGGCGTCGTGTGCGGCTCGCAGCGTGTGCCAGATGTCGGCCATGTTCGTGCCCTTTTTGATGGCTTTGAGCACGCGCTCGCTAAACGACTCGACTCCCCACATGATCGCGCGGCAGCCCGCTTTGTACATGGCTTGCAGCACGTCCGGCCTAATGGCCTTTTCGCTACAGCGCCCTTGGCACTTCCACAATAGGCCCAGCGGCTCAATCTTCTCGCAGACCTCAAGCAGCCACTCGTTCTGAGCGCCGCCCATACCCACAAGCTCGTCGTCATACACAAACACTGCCTTGACGCCCATCTCTTTGAGCGCCGCCATGTCGTCATAGATGGCTTGCGAGTCACGCATGCGTATGCGCTGGTGGCTAAAAACGGGGTTTCCGCAGAAGATGCAATTATGCGGGCACCCTCTCGACCACATGGCGATGCCTTCCGGGTGCCCGACTTTGGGCATATTCCCCTGGTAGGCCGTAAGTACCGGTGTGTGCAAATGCCACGCCGGGCCTGGGATAGGGTCTGCGCGTTCGCCTTGGACCAGTCCGCTAGGCTGCGTCTCAACGATGCTAACGATGTTCCCCTCGCACTCGCCATACACCCACACGTTGGCGCCCCATGCACTCTGCGTGTCGATGTTCTGCGACGCCAGTAGCGTGATATGCGGCCCGCCCAGCATGATGTAGCCCTTGTAGCCCACGCCCCGTAGCGCCTCGATACACTCGCGAACGCCGCGCTGGTTGTGCGTCGTCACGGTAAAGCCCACCACGTCAGGCCAGCGATCGCGTTGCGCGTCGAACTGCTCTGCTAGCTTAGTCGGGCTTATGAGCAAGGCTTCCAAGTCCCACACGTGGGCCTCATGCCCCGCGCGCTCCAGCACGCCTGCTAATATCGGCAGCCCCATGGCTGGATTCATCAGGTAGTGCATCCCATCGTAGTAATGCACTGGCGGATTGAATAGGCTTATCTTCATGCCGGTAGCGCCTTGAAGTTAAACAGATCGATCACGGCCGTTACGATGTGCGCTGCCCCAACTTTCACCACACGCACTTGCTCTATGTCCGCCGCACAAGAAATCAATTGTGTGCCTAGCTGAATAGTGCAATCCATCCTGGTTTCGCAAGCGAAAACGGCACCTATGCAATACCAATCGTTCTCCGATACGCCAACCCACTTCGCTGCCATGGTGGCGTTATATATTTCGTCAACCCGACAACCCGTTTCTTGACTAGGCATAGGCCAGTCAATATGGAACTCTGTCATCTCCGGCAGTCCCGGAATCTTTACGCTATTGCTCATCACTGCCCCCCCCTATCAGAACTACAGCTCGACCTCTGGCGCCAGCGGCTTGAGCGTGCCGGAGTCGTCAATCTCGGACTCGATCTGCTCTAGCACCGGCTTCCAGTATTCTTCGTTCACGCGGTCTGCGTCGTATGCCAAAGCGCCCTCTCGCGCCTGCTTGTTGAGCTTGTCGAATCGTCGCAACTCAAACGCCTTATCGAGCGCGTCCTCAATCTGGTCGATGTAGGGCGTGAACTGCCACGAGCCTTGATCTGTCCACGTGGGCTGCCCGGAGACCTTCCAGCCGGCAAAGCACAACTCACTCATGGAGGTGCAATCGGTCACAATCACCGGCGTTCCGCACGCTTGCGCTTCCACAATCGGGATACCAAACCCTTCGCCCTTGGCCGGATTGATCAACACGTCGGCGGCTCTGTATACGTTCGCCATGTACGACTCAGGATATCCCAGCACATTCCAGAGCGGATCGCAAAATATCACTCTCCCCGCTGGCATGTCGAGCGCTTCCAGCATGGCGATCAAGTCCTCGCCCGCCATCTCGCGCCCGGTGTGCGTGTGCATGTAAAGCATCGCTTTGGGGTGTTTCTCAACAAAGCTGCGCCAGGCGATCAGCACCTCGTTGAAGCTCTTGCGGCTGGGTGAGCCTTTGTTTGCGGCTACCATGACGGCTACAAAGTCGGCATCCTCGTCGAACCGGAGCGCCTCGCGCGCCTTTTTCTTGTCGCCAGGGCTAAACACCTTGGTGTCAATTCCGTGCGGCACATACAAAGGGTCGAGTCCTGCCTCTTGCAATTTGCGCTCGCCAAAGCGACTATACGCAATAGGCCGCCATGCGTTCTGTAGCGCTGTCACCACTTTGGGCGGGGCGGGGTCGTGGTCAACAGGCAACCAGGGTACCCATCTCACGTCGCCCACGTTCGCGTTGCCGAACACCCATGCGTCAAAGAGCGTAATGGCGATGTCTGCCTTGGCGTGTTTGGCATAGGGCGCCAACACGTCAGCGCCATAGGCTGTGAATCCTTGCGGGTAAACCTGCGCCTGCTCGCCCATCGTCTCGACGTTGAGAGGTGCGCCGCTCAGACCATAGTTGGATCCCAGCGTTACTTTGTGCCCTAGTTTTTGGATACGCGGCCAGAACAGATTAGTTTGATTGCCGTAGCCACTGTGCGCCCAAGGCGCGTTACTGAGCCAAAAGATGTTCACGGTCACTGCCCCCTCGTTACTATTCCGTTATTAGTTGCCCCGATATTCGCGGCTGGCAGGGCGGGGGGCACGCCTCTTCACGATGCACTAGGCACCGCTAGCCAGCCGCGTCGATGATTAGGCACCGACTCCTATAAAAGCAACCGTCCTGGGGGGATGTTTCCACCGCATAGCCTAGCCCACTTCCCCGGAGTGGGTACCGAGGGGGAGCATAGGTCACCAGGCCAGACGCGTTGGTGGTTAGGCACCAACTCCTGATACCCAGGTAAAGCTCACCAGTACGTTGAGCGGCGCCACGGTTCCGGTCTCGTCATAGTTGAGCACGAGATAGTCCCCAGCGTCCATAGTCCCGTCACTGACCGTAAAGCTCTTGGGCACCTGCGCAGTCCAACTGATAGCAGTGCCACCCAGCGAAGCCGTTACAGTACCAGCCACGGAAGTACCAGCGGCGCCATAGTCGAGCAGGCGCAGCGCGATACCCGTACCGTTGCCCAGCGTGACAGCCGTGTCAGACACAGCCCACGCTTCAAGAATCTCGATCTTGGTGATTTCCGCAGGAACTCGCCAGATCGGCATTGCGCTGTCAGCGGTGGGATCCGAGACAGCCACCGTAACAGTCTGTTGTACGTCTCTACCAAACATGATTGTTATTCCTCCTAGACAGGCGTGGTCACATCGGCAATAATCTGAACGCCCCACGTGGGCCGCCAGACGCCGTGTGCATAGAGCAAGGTTGAGTTCAGTTCCCACGCACGCTTCGAGGCGTCCCGCTCACGTTCCATCCGATAGTCACGCCGCAGGTCAAAGGCCATAGCGGAAGGGTTGAAAATGGCGCTGTAGGCGTCAGTCCCGTCCTCTTCGCAGTTGCCGTCAATGAACAGGTCGACGCCGGCGATGGTGCCGACATACCACTGGCGCATTACTTCGTCCTGGAACTGTGGCGCGTTGGTCACAGTGGCACCCGTTGCAGCCGCAACGCCCAGGTCGTGGTAGTGATACGGGTGCATCACGCAGTACCACGGGCGAGGAACTTTGTTCTTGCGCATGATGGAGGCCGCGGCGTAGAAGTACGACCAGGTCATGGTCGAGCCGCTTGCGCCCACGGTGCCGCCGGTGAGGCTGTTAAAGTTGCCCAAGATGTTCGTGTCAACCTTGTCGGCCAGCCCGGCGCCCAGTTCGATAGATGCGTCACCGGCTGCGTCTTGCTGGTCAGTCTCAATACGCCGGTCAGTGAGGATGATCTGTGCCATCTCTTCGATGGGGGTCAACGTCGCCAAGAGGCTCTTGTCGAACCGCGTCGGTGCGGCAAAATCCTCAGTCTCAGCCACTTCCACTGGCGTAACGGAGGGATACGATGTCAGCGTGCGCGTTTGGTCGCCGCGTCCGTCAGTGAATTTCTTCACCAACCGAACGCCAAGCGTCTGCTCGCGCAGCGTAAACACTGCATCAGCATAAATGTTATTGAAATAGCTATTAAGATCAGCTACTCTTGAATATCCAACGGTCATGATTCACCTCTAGTCGTTGTGCACCATCCCCCCGCCATGCTGGCCAAACGGGACGTTACCAACGCCATACAAGCGCGCCCGGCGATCCGCGTCGTCTTCGCCCTCTTGCGAGGAGCGGGCCGGATTCGTGGCGCTCAGTTTTGGTTGCTGTCTTAGCAAGTACGGTTTCGCTTTGCCAAGCGCGTCGAGGGCCTCTTCGAGACCTTCCACGGTGCCGTCGTCTGCCAGTTCCAGTTTCCCGGTGTCCAGCATCTGATAGGCGTCGCTTGGATCTTGGAAGTCCATCGCCACAGCCTTGGCGACCACGGCGCTTTTGATGAGTGCGGACTTGGCCTCTTGTGCGAGTCTCGCATTCTCGCTCTTGAGTGCCTCTTGCGCAGCCTGTGCCGTCTCTAGTGCTTCGTCGCGCTTCTGCTCGTCTGATTTGTTAGCTTCTTCGATTGCAGCCAGTCGCACGGCGGAGGCTCTGAGTTCGTCATAGTCCGCGTATTTGTCCTTGGTCTTCTGGCTCTCGCGTGCCAGTCGATCTTTGACAATCTTGTCAATGTCCGCTTGCGTGAATGTGCGCTCGTCAGCTTTTGGCGCGGGATCCGCGTTTGTTACCGGGACGCTGCCCGTGGTGGGTGCCGGCTGACCTTCGTCTGTGGTCGTGGCAATTACTTGCTCTGTGTCAGTAGCCATGATAGAAACCTCCGAGTTTTTACCGCCTTCGTAGGCGTATATGATATATAGAAAACGACCACCTCGACGGGGCGGGTCTTGCGACCGAGCCTGTCGAAAGTGGCCGAGATCCTAAAAGGATGTGGGCCTATGGAGTTGTGGAACTTGTTACGCTATGTCTACTTTTTTCCCGAACCAGAACCGCGAGAGCGCCTTGACGACGCACACCAGCGAGCGCCAAACTATGAGGCGGAACTCGTGCTCGTTCATACTAGATCAGCCTCAGCAGGCGCAAGGCGCCCACAACGATGCCCGTAGCAACAACGCCAAAGATGGAGAGCACCACGAGGGAGAATCCGCTAGCCAGCGCCACCTCGATGATGCGCGCGCTAAGCGACGCCTTTGCGGGCTCCTTGTCAATCACCATCTCGCCCCTAGTCGTATCTGCTTTATCTAGCATACAACTTCGTTTCCTCTCCCCACTTGCTACCTTGCCGCATGGCCAGCTCTTCTTGCCAGCGGTCCTTGCGATTGCGGCGGCGGCACTCTAGCTCGTGGTCTCTGAGCCACGTTCGCAAATAGCCCGCGCGCTTACCGAACCAGTACGCTAGTCGATTGCGTCGCCAGATGCGGCGCAGCTCTCGCGCTCTCGCGTAATATGCCGGATAGGTCGTCTTACAGCACGGCGCCAACCACATAGTAGCCATCGTTACGCCTCCCCCATTAAATCCTGCAACGGCGTCTCAACGAACATGCGGCCCCATCGGTCGTGCGTTACCGCCTTGCTCAATTGCGACAGCTCAAACTTGCCAGCCTTCCACGCCTCAAACTTGCCTGGCTTCATCATGGCTAGCTGCGTCGCTTCGCTCTGATTGCGGAACCAACGCTCGCCGTCGCCTGCTTGCAGGTCGAGCCCCGTCTCTGGCATGTCGGTGAATCCAAGCTCCGACCATGACGGCGTGACGGGTATCATCGAGCACCTGCCTTGGATATGGTCGTCCATTGTCTCTGATGTCGGGAATATCTCGCCATGCTTAGCTACACAGCTCATGCACGTGCGCGCGTCCAGGTTCGCGTGCCACTGCCAGCCCTTCACAATATGCGGGTTCGCCCTGTAGCTGGCCAGTGTCGCCATGCGGTGCGCTCTCAGCATCTCGGTGCGTGCAATGCTCATGGATCGCGTTAGCGGCAAGCCCCAAGCCTTGGTCATAATGCGCGCCGCGTCTGCCGGGTTCTTGCCACTCACGAGTGCTGTCAATAGTGTGTCGCTGATGCCCTGCGCTGTGTCCGCTCCGAACGTTGCGAACAGGTCGCGTAATGGTGAGTTGTCCTGCAAGGCGCCCGCGAGCGCTTCGACTGCCTCGCGCGGCATACGGTTGAATGACCCCATTATGCTCGATATGGCGTCGGGGGGCAACCCCTGCAAGCGTTGTTGCACAAGGGCCTCTGCCATGTCGAATCCCGTGCGTACTGCGCCCGGCGCTTCTGTGGCGAGCCTGTCGTCTAGCACTGCGCCGTAGGCTTGCATCTGTTCCGCCGTCTGCGTGATGAGGTCTTTATAGCGCGCCTGCTTGCGTATCATGGCTTTGGTGATAGGCATGCCCGCTTTACGCATCTGTTCGATGTCTGCGAACAACGCCGCTTGTTGCGCTTCAAGCCGCGTGTATACGCGCTGGTAGCTGCCCACCATGGAGTTGAGCACGCCCGTCTCAGCCGTTTCTAGCTGCGACTGAAAGCCCGCCACAACGTCCTGGATGGTGCTAGCGTCAGTCATTGCTATCCGCAGGCCTTCTAGTCGTGGTAGGCCCTAGCCAGCGGAACCCACGCCCGCCGTCAAGATCCCATGGCGCCACCACATCCGCTCCGCACTTGCCGCAAATGCCATGCGGCGTCTCCCATGATTCTTTCTGTCCAACCACTACCTTAGCTCCGCAATCTGGACATTTTACCGTGTCGCTCATAGCTCCCCCGTCTGCTCTTGCCTCTGAATCGAGCCCGTCTGATTCACCATGCTACGCACGAGCATGGCACCCACGTTGCCATCACGCGCCTGGTCTGCGTCAATCTTTACGTTTTCGTCCTTGGGCGTATAGCCACGCTTGCGCTGGATGGTCTCACGGGCGGCGATCTCGTTGGCCAACTCGAACTCGTCGCGCGTCTTCTCGGCGTCTTCGTCTTCTGGCAACGGATCGGGCCAGTGGAGAGTCGTGTAGTTTTTGTCGCCGTACTTCATCATGTCGAGCACGCGGCGGTTCGCTTCAATGAGAAAGTCGCCGTAGGTGTTGTGCTTGGTGTTCGTCTTTTCGATGAGTTCACCATAGAGCACTTTGAGCGCAAAGCCCGACAGCGCACCCACACTCACCGAGGCGGGATCTAGTCGCGGGATGCGAGCGGCGGCCAGATACCAGTTAATGAACCTGTCCATAAGGCCCATGGAGCTGGCGAGGTCGCTCTGCATCTCTAGATTCCAGATCTTGGCTTCTGGATTAGGCAAAACGAGCATGTCATCTTCGCTAATCTGGATGTCGGACTTGGCAAAGCCGGTCCCTATAGTCTTGGGGTGCGCGTGATAGCGTGTGATGCGCTGCATTTTAGACGCGATGTAGTTGATAGCGTCCTGCTCGCTCAGGTCGTCGAGGTCGCTCTGGCCGTAGAACGAGCCCGGCAGCACCATGTTAGGAGCGCTCACAATCGGGCACCATTCCCACTTCCACGTCATGTCAGGGTTGGCCGGGTCTTGCTTAAAACCACCATTGCCCATGGCGACCTGGTTCTTGATTTTCCACTTCTTGGCGCCGTCGTCTAGCTCAATATCTTGGCGTTTGGTCATCTCTTCGCCGTTGCGGTCTGCCGCCGTCCACTGAATGCGATAGCGCCAAACGCTGTCAATGTCGTCACCGTCCCAGAAGGTCGTCATGTACTCCGGCAGCATGTTCACGATGCGCGGTAGCGGCTCCTCATTGAGCAGCTTGCCGAACATGTGCCCATAGAGCCCGCCACTGATGGCCAGCCCGTTGAGAAACGTCATCTTGTGATTGCGGTCCCAGAACTCTGCAAGCGCCTTTTCCGCTGACGAGGTCGTGCCCTCTTCCAGCTCAAATATAGGCTCTTTGCCGAACAAGAATGCCGCGCCCTTGTCCACAATGATACGCGCGATATTGAGGATCACGTTGTCGTTAGGCTCGCCGTCACGCACTGGCAACGGAAGCTTGTGCTTGCCGGTGTAGTACTCATAGGCGCGTTTGTATGCCATGAGCCGCTCTTGCTGCTCTGCATCTTGTCGTTCTGCAAACCGAGCTTGGTTCAGATCCATAATGTCGTTATCCCTCGGCCCCCGCGTTGTGTTCGTCATAGCATAATTGGCAATAGTGATGCTGCGCCCAGCGCTTATGGGCGGGATTGTTCGCGTGTGTCGAGGCTACCACCTCGCGCCTAGTGGGCGGCTCTTTTGCCACCAGTGACGCATATGGGCTCGGCGCGGTGGCAATCGATTGCGGCGTGAATAGTTGCGCAAAGGCGCCGCTCAACGCGTCCACCTGGTCGTCGTGCGCTCCCAACGGAAACGCGTCTAGCTCGTCTAGGAAGTCGCTAATCCAAGGGCCGCGCACGAGCTTGATGTTACCAGCCTGCGCCGCAGAACTGACCGGATTGGCTCTGACTTCCTTGCTGCCCGTCGCCCGTCGCCCATAAACCGTAAAGCCCTTGAGCGCGTTGCGTTGATAGTGGTCAATGAGCTTCTTGCCACTGGCCCCCGGCTCTTGCTCGATCACAATGGTGGTCTCGATGCCGTCGAGCGATGCCGTCTGGCTCATGAGGTCGTCGCCGCCCTTTGGCGTAGTGCGCACGCGCCTCACGTCGCTCACATAATAGATGCCATCTTGCTCTGCAAGCTTGACGCCTGCTAGCCAGTCGGGATCCTTGCCGGGCTTGGGCTCTGTAGCTGCCAAGTCCCAAAAGCGCACCCATCGCACGCTGGCTGGCACGCTGTCAACGACCTCGAACCATTGGCGCTGGAACTTGAGCCCGCCCTCTTTGACTGTCCAGTCGCCAGACAAGAGCTGCGCCCGTGTCACCGGATCTAGTTCGCGCAAACTCTCTTCGTAGGAGCCACGGTCGAGATACGGGTTGTCTGCGAGCTTGGCCGGTATAAATCTGCGCCCGGTAGTGCCGCGTTCGTCGATAAAGCGCCGCTTGACCCACTCGTGCCCGATGCCGCCAGGGTTGGAGGCACTTCGCATCCGCAACGGGATCTGCGCGTTCTTGAGCCTGCGCAACCGGCTGAATAGGTAGCGGTACTGCGTCTCACTAAACTGCGTCAATTCGTCAAAGCCCACGAACTGGAACTCTGCCGATTGATAGCGGTATCGGTTGTTCTCGCTGTCCAGGTAGCCAAAGCTGAGCGACGCGCCCGACGGGAACGTCCATCGCTTTTCCTGCGAGTTCCACTTAGCGTCAGAGCCACCGAGCCAGTCCATGGCGCGCTCTAGCAGGGCACCCGGTAGCGCCAAGTCTGCGAACGTGCGCCGGAATAGAATCGCCGCATAACCTGGCACGTCCACGTATTGCAACGCCGCCATGAGCAACGCGTCACTTTTGCCACCACCTGCCGCGCCGCCGTAGAATATCTCGCGGTCATTCAGCAGCAGAAACAGGCGCTGTCTCGGTGTCGGTCGGTGCGTCGCGTAGCGCGTCGTCCTCGGTTCCGGTAATGAGACCGGCATCGTGGAGCGCTTCGATAAATTCGCGCAACTCGTCACTTGCGTCAATGGTTACATCCGTTTCGCTCTTCGTCTCTATAGGCCCGCCGCCGGGACCGGCTATCTCTGCGCGCGTCGTGGGAGCATAGCCACGAGAGCTCCCTTTCATATTCAAGTACCACTTGGCGTCTACGGCATTCACTGGCTCAACTGCGTCTTGTGCTTGTCGTGCGGCGATTCTGATGTTCTGGATCACCACCGACTCAGCTAAGTCGAGCCCCTTATTGCACTCGTCTTCGTAGGCCGCCTTAACCGTCGGGTATTTCTCAATGTACTTTTTCGCGGTATGCCAATCACACTGAACGCGATTGGCGATGGTGGTTATGATGCCGCCGCTGCCCTTCATCGCGTCTATCAGTTGTCGTGCTGTGAGTTGGTCCCTACCTGCCACGAAAAGCTACCCTTCGTAAAAATTGGAAAAGCTATCACGCCGCTCCGATTAGTGCCGCGTGCTGCCATCTAGTCATCACCTTCTGCGTATAGTGTGTGGAACCAGCGCGAGTCGAATACCATCAGCGGTAGCCCGTTCGCGTCAAGTACTGGCTCGCTCTTGCTGCCCGCGTATGCGAAGCAGAACATGTTAGCCGGACATTGACTCGTGCGCCGCTCCGACCACATGATGCGGAACAGGTCGCCATAGGTCATATTGAGCGGGATGTGATGCGTCCACCATAGGTCGTGCGCCGTTGCGCCCAAGTAGTGATGCAATTTGAGCTGGCTCTGTGGTAGGCCGCGCGTTAGTACGCTCACCCACTCATCAGCACTCACGGTATCGCCGTCCTGCTTGTTCTCGTAGCACCAGTTCACAAAGTCCTGGATAGTCGAGAAGTTGTGCGCGTACGGGCCGCGCATGATGTCCACAAAGTCGCTCGGCCACGGCAAGCCCTTGGAGAATAGCGCCATAGAATGAGAGCCGGCCAGCGTGTAGGCGTATTGTATCGAATCCCACAGCGCCGGCTCTATCTTGCGTTTGCGTGCCCGCTTCATGATAGGCTCGCCTAGCGCCTCAGTCTGCCAGCCCTTCATATTGCGGATCTGGCGATAGTTGAGGTGTAGTATTTCGAGCCACACGCCCTTGACGTCCCGCTCTGCCATGGAGGCGAATAGCGGCTCCGGCTCCGGTAGCCACTCTGGCACGTAAGGGTTGAGCCCCCACACTACCGTATGACCGCGCGCTGTAAGCTTCTGTACCAGATCGAGTCTGTGCTCCACACTGGGCGCGCCGGGCTCGATGCGTTGCCTGATAGCGTCGTCACCATAAGAGAGCGAGATATACCACACCGACGGCGGTAGGAAGTCGAGTACTTCGTCAATGCCCTCGCCGCCCTTAGTCTGTACTTCTATCGGTATACCCATGGCGACCATGGTTCGCATGATGGGCGTCACTTGCTCAAAGTTGCTCTTGCCGAACGGATCCATGCGATTCGATACGACCACCGGGTAGCCGCCTTGCAAGAGCTTGGCCACTAGCGTGGTGCGCTCGCCATAGGAGGCCAGTAGGCGCATGATGCCCGCCGGGCTCTCTTCGTAGGCGCCCTTGTTCAAGTTGGCAAAGCAATACGAGCAGTTGTGTGAGCACGAGTTGAGACTCAGCTCCAGCGGTGCCGGTGATATGAGCAGTTCGCCCCAGTAAACGTCTAACACACGGAGCGCCATAGTGCCATGAATGCAGTGCGGTCGTCTTGCGTCTTCACGCTCTTCTTGTGCGCCTGCCAGCGCTTGTGCTCGTCCACCGTCAGCACAATCGCCAACGGGAACGCCTTTTGCTCTAGTGGCGCCGCGTCCTCTTGACCAGGGTCGCCCAAGAAGTCGTAATCTGCGCGCAAGTCGTCGGCCTGCGTCTTGATGATATAGTCCACGTCATCGCCATCAAAGCCGGTTCCTTCGAGTAGCCCGTCTGTGGCGAGGTCTCCTAGCACAATCGCTAACTGAGGCTCTAGCCAGCCGCCCAGCTCGCCAACGCGGTGCGATGCTACGATGTAAGATTCTGCGTCGGCGTCGCTCTCGAATCTCACGCCCAGCTCGACCGGCACGAACCACTCGCCGTCGCGTTCTTCGATGCCCGCCGGTACTGGCTCGCCGCTAGCCTTCATTTGCTTGAGTGCGATGTCGCGTCCGTGCCCAGCGACCAGCCGCCCGGTGCGGTCGTCGCGTACCATAGGCTCAACGAAACCATGGCGCTTGATGCTCGCGTGCATAGCGCCTAGATCGTGATCTTTTGGATTGCGCGGCCAGTGCTCAATAGTGCCGAGCGCAACCATCTCTATTCTGCGATTATCGAACGTTGCCAAGTGCGCCCCCGCCTATTTCTAACAGATTTCTGATAACGCTTGACATTCGTATGTCAATATGATATACTGCTAGCAGAGTTGAGTGAGACACACAGGAGGAACACAATGGCTAACCAATACGATCCTCAATCAGTATTTGAATCGCCCGACTGGCTAACCAAAACACTCACGCGCGAGCAGTACGAGCAACTATCAGCAGAGTGCGGCGTCAGTGATCAGCCCGATTCGGAAATTGCCCAGAACGCATACGGCCTCAAAAACCGTAGTTTCGGTGGGTATTTCGCCAAATGGCTCTCGTTCGACCGTGACTGGCGCGTCCAGTTTCAATTGGCCCGCCGTCGTCTGCGAGGGATCAAAGGCGAACAGCCAGCCGCTCCCAAACCGAACATGGTCCGCTGCAATTGTGGCCACGAATGCTCCGACAATCTGGTAATGAGCGCTAGCCTGGGCACGAGCTGCCCCAACTGTTACGACCGCATGAGCGAATAGGAGAAACCTATATGCCAAAAACTCTGATTAGTGCCCGCCTGAGCCAGAGCAGTATCGACAAACTCGCCTGGCTTGGTAGTGCGAGCCACTATGGGACAAACACGTCAGCCCTAGAAATTGCTATCGACAGACTCTATGAGTCAGAAAGGGACACAACCGTGACCAGCCTACAACAGATTCTCCAACTCCCTGAGATCAAAGAACTCCGCAACCGCATGATGGAACTCTACGAGACCAAGAATCACGAGCAGCGTGTAGCTTCTAATAATATGGCCTTCGCAAGCCGCAAGGCCGCTGCCAACGGAGCTTATGCCTACGAGATCAGCATGTCACAGCGGGAACAGGACTGGGCAGATGAAGCCACCAAAGAATGGCATCAGGCAGAAGATACGTACTACCGCGCCATCAACCACGTTTGCTTTGAGTCTGGCCGCGCTCCATTCTTCACTAGCGGGGATGACCCCATCGGATACGAATAAAACGCCCGCTTATCTAGCCCCGCGCTTGGTAACGCGGGGCTATTTGCTTTGCAGCATTACCGACGTTTCCACCCGGCGCGTTGGGCTTGCGTCCTGCGCCCCAGATAGCTATTGAACGCACTGGTAATATTGCTTGCGCTTGAAAAGTTCCACTTACCCACCTGCCCAGGAGCGTTCGCGCCCGTCAATCGCTGGATATTTCCAAGAACCGCTACTTGCGTGGCATAATCACGTACCAAAGAATCTGACGGATTAGAGTGTCCCATGTCTCCCAAGCGAGTTCTGGCTCCGCCCAAGTCTAGCGTGCGTGCCTCTGTTATAGCCTGGTTGACCACGTCAGCGGTGTTGTACTTTTCGCCCCTGATAACATGTGACTCTTTGCCGGCAGCATCGGCAGCAATGCCGGTTGCCCCGCCACTCGCTGCCACAAACGAGCTACCGCCACCACTACTTTTACTCCAGTGTCCGCCTCTAGCTGCCATTAGCTCACCTCTCTGCGATATTGTTGGATCTGCGATACGCCCGGTTCTG